CTAGTTTTTAATACTAGGTTTGTTAGTTTTAAAAAGATAAGATTTTATAATCGAGAGAAAAAACGCATTTTTATATGTATTTTCCAACAAAAAACCGCCCAAATTGGGTGGTCATAATCTCAGATTGTCTTTGTGCTATCGCTTTAATACAAAACGACACCCCTACTAGTAAAATGAAACCCTTACTAGATAAACGAAACCCCTATAAAGTACTGGTTTTATCGATATTTTCCATAATATTGCTCTTCGCCTGCAAGTCTTGCTCTTATCGCCTCTCTTTTAGTCTTGAATCTTCCAAGCAAATGAGCCTTCCTTTGAAACATGATCTGAGCAACCCATAGCTTCCTGCTCTTATCGTAATGGACTCCCCTAACACCTGATGTGTTGTTTCTGTTAAGCTTTCTATCTTTCTTAAGAGCACACTTCATCGTCCCGTCAATTAATCCTCTATCAAGTGAGGAAAGGCTCGCCCTATTCTCATCATTTTTGCATCCACAAGAGACCGTTGTCCCATTGGTAAGGCTGGCAGTGTTCACACAGCAAATATTTCCGCACTCGCACCTGCACTTCCAATAGTTCTTCTTGTCTTTGGTATAAGCAAACTCCAAAACCTCAAGCCTGCCAAATCTCTGGCCTGTTAGATCCTTCCATCTGAACCTTCTGCAGCCACAGGACTTCACGTGACCTGTATGGAGTTTGTTGATATTGACTTCGATTATACTCCCACAGTCGCAGCGACATTTATAGATTCTAGTCGAATGGTATTTCTTTCCTGTATCCTCAAGAACTGTTAGATAACCATAGCGTTTTCCGATTTCAGGATTGATATAGCGTTTTATCATCTTAAAGTTATTTAGCGCAATCCCTTTTCTATACACCGTTTGTTCATTGATGACTTCATAACCTCTCTTAAGAAAAAACTCCTTAGCCGTTATTGAAGCATCTACTGTGACATTCTTCTCAGCATGTTGCTCTAAGGCATCACAAATAAGAGTCGCTACTCCTTTGTTTTGATATCTCGGAAGAACATAAAGCATATTTAAATATCCGACATTAGAAATATCCCCAAATCCTATAGGAGTATTATCCTTAAACGCTATCAGAGAATAATGTGAATTGAACGTTGCTATCCATTTGACTCTATCCGCACCCGACAGCCATGCCTCTATCTGCTCATTGGAGTAGTCTTTGGAGCACGTTCTTTTTACTGACGCGACAAAAATGCGAATGAGGGCGTCAATGAATTTATCATTAAAAGTTCTTAGTCCAATTTTTGTTTTCACCTACATCACCACCCAATGAAATTATAACTTATGTCGATACCTTGAAAAATGAAAATCTTGTGAATAAAAAAGACTAGGACTTTTTACTTCCTAGCCTCTACTTTGACTTTGTATCCCGAATTGAATAAGAACTCGATACTCCTGTCTCGATGCACAACCGCCTTATCAATCATGATGTTAAATAGCTCTTCATCGAATTCGGTTATTGCATCAGACTTGCTTCTTAGATTCGAAATGAAGGTGTTTATCTTGTTTCTTTTATCCATCACTTCTTCCTTTTGACGCTCTAAGTCTTTTAATTTTTGAATTAGTTTATCGTATTTGAGTTCTAGTTCTTTTTGTTTAATCTCATCCGTTTCTTTTGAAGAGTGGATAAGGACTTCGACTTCATTAACGACGGCTTCAATATCCTCATGGACTTTCTTGATTTTATCTTCAATACTTTCGACGCTGATGATTTGGTTGAGGACTGATTCCAGGTTTTTTAGAATCTCATCCTTGTTTACTATCATCTTGTTATAAGCATCAACAAACATCGCTTTTATCTCTTCTTCGTTTAAAGTTGGAGTTTGGCATTGTTCTTTATTCTTTTTATCGAATTTATAATTGCACTGCCATATAGTTTTCTTATATTTATCAGTCGAATGCCAAACTTTAGATCCATACAAATGTCCGCAATCTGCACAGATTAATTTTGAAGAAAAGCAATTTTTTGAAGAATAAGAATATCTAAGTTCTGCTCTTCTTTGAAGCTCTAATTGAACCATGTCCCATTCTTCTTTTGGAATGATATAAGGATGCGAATCACGAACATAGTATTTAGGAATTTCGCCATTATTAACCTTTGTAGTGTGTGTTAAAAAGTCCTCAACAAAAGTCTTTTGAAGAATAGCTGAACCGCAATACTTTTCATTTCTTAAAATGCTTCTTACAGTGGTTTCGCTCCACTTATATTTTCCGCCAGGAGTTTTTACTCCCTTCTCTTCTAAAATCTTACATATTTGCCTAAATGTTCTGCCACTCATAAATTCTTTATAAATAAGCTTAACCACCCATTCAGTGTCTTTATCAATAATGATGTTTTTATTCTCATCATACTTGTATCCGATGAAATTTTTATGAGGAAGATAAACCTTGCCATCAGCGAAACTTTTTCTTATGCCCCATTTAACATTTTCACTGATACTTCTACTTTCTTCTTGAGCTAAACTAGACATGATTGTTATTAATAGCTCGCCTTTTGAATCAAATGTATAAATATTTTCTTTTTGAAAGAAGCACTCAACTCCTCTTGCTTTTAAATCTCTAATGTATGTAAGAGTATCTAAAGTGTTTCTAGCAAAACGGGACATAGATTTAGCAATAATCAAATCAATCTTTCCATTTTTAGCATCATTAATCATTCTTTGAAATTCTTTTCTACCTTTGGTTGATGTGCCACTTATTCCTTCATCAGCATAGATTCCTACAAATTCCCATAATGGATTTTCTTTGATGTATCTTTCATAAAATGTTTTTTGAGCATCAAATGAATTTTCTTGATCATCACTATCAGTTGAAACTCGAGCATAGGCTGCAACTCTTCTTTTAACTCGCTCAACAGTAAGTCTATGGGTATGTAAGTTTCTTGTTGGTTCTATTACTTTAACATTTGGCATTATTCTTCCTCCTTTCTTCCTGTATTTTTTCTTTTTATAGCTCTTCTTCTTGCTTCTTCCCTTAATTCTGGAGTCCAAGAATACTTTCTTGATTTAAGTTCCCAAGCAATGGTTTTCTTTGTTCCATCATTAAACACAAACTCTAAAACTCTATTAGGATGAGCGAAGATTACTTTTATTTTGTCTTTTACTAATTTTGAAGTTAATTCATCTACTTCTAAAGCTTCCTTAGTCTTTTCAATCAAAATAGATTCTGGTAGACCTACAGTTTTACATCTTTCGCTTTTAGATGAATAAAGATAGTTCCAGCACTTCCAATCATATAAGTTATAGCCATATCTCTTCTTTCTTTGATAGGATGCTCTGCAAAGAGAACAACGAATCATACCTTTAAATAAATCGTTGCTATCATATTCACTTTTTGCTTTATTGCGTCTTAAGGTAATAATCTCTTGAACCTTGTTAAAAGTATCTCGATCTATAATTGCTTCGTGATTATCTTCAACTATATATTTTCTTAGTTCACCAAGATTTCTTTTCTTTGTATGGTTTTCTGCTCGATATGTCTTTTGAAGCGTAAGCTTGCCTGTGTATGTATCTTCTTTGATAATTCTTTCTAAAGAGCGAATTGTCCACTTACTTCCGCTAGGGCTTTTAATGTTTTCTTTATTTAAAACTTCGATTATTTTTATATAACCAAAACCGTTTAGGACCATTTGAAAAATTCTTCTTACAACACTTGCTTGTTTTTCGTTAATAATGAACTTCTTATCAATGATGTCATAACCATAAAAACGTGTAGTGTTATAAATTTCCCCTTGTTCGAATGTTTTATTAATTCGCCATTTTACATTTTCACCCATCGACTTAGCCTCAGCTTCAGCAATGCTAGCTAGAAGTGTAAGCATAAGTTCGCCTTGTTCACTCATTGAATTGATATTTTGTTCTTCAAAATAAACATCAATATTAAGTACTTTTAAATCTCTGATAGTTGAAAGTAAAAGAGTGGTATTTCTTGCAAATCTAGAGATTGATTTAGTGATAATCATATCGATTTTTCCAGTCTTACAATCATCAATCATTCGATTAAATTCAGGTCTATTAACCTTTGTTCCACTTATTCCGTAATCTGCATAAACATCAACAAATAACCAATCTTTATGCTTTGAAATTAATTCTTTATAGTAACTTGCTTGAGCAGTAAAAGAATGAAGCATAGTTTCCTTATCAACAGATACTCTTACGTATGCAGCTACTCTTTTTCTTTGCTTTAATTTTGGTGTTACTAATATTTTTTCTATTCTTTTTTTAATCATTAAATCACCTACTTATCACTATATATACATCACTCATTTTGGATTTATTATCAAGGTAATTGACGGTATATAGATGACTTATTGATACAATAAATTTCGATAAACTTTTCTTCAGCTTCTTTAAAGTCATTAACTGATAAAATATCGAGTTTTTGCAAGGCTTTTAATATAGAAACGCTTGTTAAATAATTCTCTAAATTGTCTTTATATGAAGAAAAATCAGTCATTGTTATTACCTCCATATCGAGCCTTAAAATAGCAAGTTAAAGAACAATACTTTTGATGTGGCTTTCCGTATAACTTCACACACTTTCCACAAATAGGACAAACAAACTCATGAAAAGTTTTCTTATTGATTTCACTTTCGTGATTCTTCCAATAAAGTCCTCTGCATTTATCAGAACAAAATTTTCTAGGTTTAGAATTACTACTTATAATGATTGGCTTTCCGCAATTAAGACACTTTATTATTTTCTTATCATTTGAAATACTAACCCCTACACTTCTTTTACAATATGAGGCTACAGAGTTTTTAGTAATTCCTAGCAAATTTGCTATTTTCGTATATCCTAATCCTTCACTTCTAAGTTCATCTATTTTTAACTTTGTTTCATTAGTCATAATTTATGCCTCCTCAATATCTAAGGAGAAAATCGCAAGGTATCGTCAACCTCACTTATCCCCTATCAATTCCTTTAGAACTTAGAAGGTATGATTTTTCTTTCACAATAAAAAATAGCCCCACCAGATTTCTCTAGCAGGGCATAAATTTAATTGTTTTCAATTAGTTTAAATTATCAATATCGATTCCTATCTCTTGACCTTTGGATTTCATCTTCTCATAGATTTTCTTATGACCTTGGTTTATTAGATCTTCAAACAAGATAGGATCTACATATTCCATAAATGAAACTAGCTCTACTAATACTCCAAAGTCATCGCTTTTTAATGCTTTAATAAAATAATTAGTCGCTTCACTTATGCTTGGTTCAATTTGCTCACCTAAATAAAGGCAGATTCCATATTCAAGTGCTGCATAAAGATCACCATCTTTAGCTAATTCACCTAGTCTTTTGATATCCAAGACATCAGCGGTTCCTTCTTCAAGCTTATCTACAATTTTACGTACTTCTTGGTTCATTTTTTATTACCTCCAAGCAATATTAAAAAGCATGAAAAAACAGCAAAATAAAGCAATTAGTGACTAAAAAACAAAGTAGAGACTTTTATGAGATTTATTCGTGACTAATGTGAGATTTTGCTAACAATAATAGATTGGTTGGGTATCTTCTTCATCTTCAAATTTATCTTCATCAATTAAAGCCATACCAAATTCAACCATCTCTTCTCTAGCCTTATTTAAGCCATCAATTATTAGAACCTTTATTCTATTATCATCGGTTTTAAGAAGATAAAAGAACATGTCCATTAATAGTTCAAAATTAGCGTGTGCCACTACTTCTTCTAGATAGGTAATTCCACTATCTTTATCTTCCTTTACTCCAAGTCCGAAGTAATGTGTAATACCAAGCAAATAATTAACAAGTGGTGATTGGTGATGATTTGATAAGTCTAGAAGCTTATCGTAGTCTTCTTTTTTAAACTTACCTTCCTCAATCTTTCTTTTCATTATTCGAAGCTCAATAGTTTCTTTTAGGTCTACTTTATAATTTTCCATTAAAATTCCTCCTTCACTATATAAATAGACATGAAGAGCTTATTTTTTTACAAAATATTTAATTTACCTCTTCACTAAACAAGTCGTAGTGAATTTGATTTATTTGCAAAAAATTAATATCCCTTCACTTACTAGAAGGAGTTTATTTTGAAAAATTACCAAAAAATTTGAAATCTTAATGAAAAATTAATGTCGTCATTTAGTTGCTGACGTAGTTTTAAGTGTATTTATACTTGCCTCAATCTGGGTGGTAATCCAGGTATCGACATCACCAAAGTTTGTTTTAATGTAATTTTTGATATCTTCGCTTAATTGAGAAAGAACGATATCTTTAGCTTTATTAAGAGCGATTAATTGAGCATCTTTTCCAAAGTTTCCTTCTTTCTTTAAGGCTTCAACATAGGTTTGAAAGATGCATTTAACTGCATCTAAAACAATAGTTGTGGCTTCTGTTATATATTTTTCCGTTTTCTCATTATCAATCTTGCCAGAAATCCATTTGATAAGTTTAGATCCTAGCAATGTGATAAGAGGAATTACTACTACTGTTACAACACAACTTAAAACATTTAAAAGTATCTCATTCATGATTTGCTCCTCCTTTTATTTCATCATGTAATTCAGTGATTCTTTTATGAGCATTCTTAGTTGATTCTTCGACTTTAACTAGCCTATTTGAAAGGTCAGTATATCTTTCTTCTAGGTGGTTTAATGATTTTTCAATTCTATCAATAGAAGATTTGATATAGCCTATTTCGCTAAGCATTACTCCTTCATTTTTACCTTCATCTTTATGTTCCTGCTTATTGCTTCTTTTAAAAGCTAGATAAGCAAATAAAATGCTAGAGATAGTCCCTAGCACTGAGATGATGGTTAAAACAATTTCTGTACTATCCATCTTTTAATCCCTCCTTAAATTCGTATATTTCATCTAG